GGTGCGGCCCGGCAAGGTGTCCGAGTGGGGTTAGGCGACGTAGCCATAGGAGCACAGCCAACAGAGGGCGTCGGCCTCGCGGTCAAAGAACTGGACATCAGCGTCAGCCTCGCCTGTGGGATCTTCGAGGGCGCATTCTCCATCGGGGTGGCGGAACAGGTTTACCAGGGCGCTGCCTCTGCGAAAGCCACGGACAAGCTCAAAGCCCATGCGCTCCAGGCATTCACGGCTAGAGGGGAAACAGGTCTCGGGGATCTCTCCGAACATGTCAAACATTGTGTTTTGCCTCCTTTTTGTTTTGGGGCATACTAACTTAGTATGCTATTATTTTTTGAGGGCCGGTCATGGGCCCTCATTTTTGAATTTTTCCAAGGCTGCCCGGAACAGCTCCGATGTTCCTGTGCGCTCCTTGTTTTCCTCGATGTAGTCGATCAGGGCTTGATCCTCATCATATCTTAGGTATATTTGGTAGCGCTTGTAATTCTCGGCGTTCCATTTGGCCTTGACCTGGGTGCTCGTCTTCCCTATTGACTTCACCCCGTTTCTGTGGTAAGATATATGCGAGGCAAACAAGGACGGCGATCGTGCTGGGATCCCGGCTTAACCTCATCGATTTATAGTGGCCGCTCTCGGTAACGAGGGCGGTTTCTTTTTGCTTGCAGGCTCATTGTAGCATACTAGCTTAGTATTTGTCAAGCCCTTTTTGCAAAAAATTTTTGGGCTTGGGCGTTTATCCCCTAAAGGGGATAACTTTTTTTCTTCGGAATCCTTGCGTGGTATTTCGGCTTGCAAGGCGGTATAATAGTAACATCAGAGGTCGCACCGATGGGTGCGGCCATTTTTTATTGCCATTTTGGGAGGTGGGCGAAGGTGGCCAGCGATTACAGACCGGGAATGCATCCGAACAGCAAAAAAAACCTTGAAATGGGCTTGGAAGCAGGCAAGGAAACCCGGTTCAAAAGCGGCGCAGAAGTGGCCGAAACAGGTCGTCGTGGCGGCATCGCCTCTGGACAGCGCCGAAAGCGTGACAAAACCATGCAGGAAATGGCGCTGCAGATTCTAAAAACCAAGGTAATCGACCCTGATCTTGCAAGAAAACTGGCAGAAATGGGCCTGGATACCACGTATAACGCAGCGATCCTGGAATCCATGACCAGCAAGGCGGTTAAAGGCTCTGAGAAAGCAGCGGCATTTGTCCGGGATACCAGCGGCCAGGCTCCGAAGCAGACGGTCAACCTGGTAACCAATGACAACCTCAGCCGGGACGAAATCCGGGCAATGAGCGACGAAGAACTCGCGGCTCTTTTGGAACTGCCCGACGAGGACGCCGAGTGACGGCGCTTTCGTTGGGCAAGGCAAAGCGCAGCGTAAAGCGACAAAAGAACCTCCAACGCAACAAAATCATAATTTTGTTGCGTTCGGGAATCCAGTAACGCGACAAAACCGGGGTAGCGTTGGGCAAAGTGCTGGGATTCGGCGGGGCTGTGGCTTGTAACGAGACACGCTGTTGACACGTTGGCTTGGGGCGATGCACAGTCCGAAATGAATCTATATGGATTGGGCGGCTCGGCTGCCGGGTGGCTGGGTGCTGTGGCCTTTGTGGTAAGGAGCAGGGGAGGCGGCACACTATGGTTGTAGTATCTTTGAAACTGGCCCCCCTCCCCCCGGTATAGAGGGTGGTCGTCGCCGCTCTGTGGCAAGACCCATCCCGGGCAAGGATTAGCCCCGCCGCAAAATTGCAACGAATTCCAAGCCCCCTACATTTCCCTGCATCATCGTTCCTGCATCATCGTCCCTGCATCATCGTCCCGCATGTCCTGCCCTAAAATTCGACATTCGGAATTCCCGGGCTGATGGCCTGGGATTAACAGCTACCAGAGGGGCGGCGGTTTTCCTCCTTGTTTTCCGCCAAAGCAGGTCGGGTCTTTCATCCTTTCACCCGGCCTGCCGCCCCGCCAATATACGCAGAATGGAGGCACCATGGCTACAAGGCAAGAGCTGAAGCTGGCGGCTCGGAAAATATTGGCCCAGCGCGAACTGGCGCGGAGACACTACAGCCGCTATCTGGCCTACGTCAACGCACCGAACTGGGTTGAGACGAAGCTGGCGAAGTTCCTTGCTGAGACTGTGCAGAGCTTCATTGAGGCCGAGACGGGCAACGCTTACGACATTCTGATTTTGGAGACACCGCCGCAGCACGGCAAGTCGAAGACCGTGACGGAGGCGCTGGCCTCCTGGTTCCTGGGCCGCTGGCCCGAGAAGAAGGTCATCGAGGTCTCCTATAACAACGACACGGCGGAGCGATTTGGCCGCCGGAACAAGGAGAAGGTTGAGCAGCACTGCAAGCAGATTTTCGGAATCGAGGTCGGCTCGATCTCTCGGAATACGGAGTTCAACCTGAATGGTCACGAGGGTCAGATGCTGTCGAGAGGTATTCTCTCCGGCATCACTGGTAACCCGGCTGACCTGATGCTGATCGACGACCCGATCAAGACCCGCGAGGAGGCCGACTCTCAGACCCACCGGGACAAGGTGTGGGGCGAGTGGCTGAACTCGATCAAGTCCCGACTTGCAGCGGGCGCGAAGGTAATTATCATTATGACCCCCTGGCACGAGGACGACCTGCGAGCCCGTGTTCTTCGGACAGAGAAGAACGTGACGCGGATCCGGCTGCCGGTGGAGGCTGAGGAGAACGACGCCCTGGGACGCAGCCCAGGCGATGCTCTGTGCCCGGAGCTGGGCAAGGACAACAAGTGGCTGGCGCAGTTCAAGGCGTCGTATTTGAACGACCCCCACGGTGGCGCACGCGCTTGGAGCGCCCTGTATCAGTGCAACCCTGTGGTCGAGGGCGGTAATGTCGTGCAGCGTAGCTGGTGGCGGTACTACGACCCGCAGGTTGTGAAGTCGTTCGGCACTGAGATGGTGTCTGTGGACGCCACGTTCAAGAAGACGGACACATCTGACTTTGTGAGCATCCAGGTGTGGGGCAAGCTGGAGGGCGACTACTATCTGAGATACTGCCTGAACCAGCGACTTGGGTTTGTGGAGACAGTGCAGGCGCTGCTGATGGTGCGGTCGCTGTACCCCCGGGCCTACACGATATTAGTTGAGGACAAGGCCAACGGCAGCGCGATCATCGACGTACTTCAGAGGCGGCTGCCCGGCGTGGTACCTGTGACCCCGAAGGGCGGCAAGGAGAGCCGCGTTAACGCTGTGGCTCCTGCCATCGAGAGTGGCCATGTGTATCTGCCGGAGGGTGCTCCCTGGTTAGAGGACTACCTGCGGCAGTGGAGCGAGTTCCCGGCAGGCGAGAACGACGACATGGTGGACGCCACCACCCAGTGCCTGAGCCGGATGATCTACTCCAGCGGACTGGTGAGCATCGAGGCGGCACCTACCCGTCAGATGCGACTGGCAGCGGCGGAGCAGGACGCATTCCTCTCGGATGCGCTGTGGGAGCCGTACCGCCAGCCGGAGGAGTTTGAGTGGTACGGGGAGTGAAGGAGGAGCTATGACTGAGGTATTTCTTGGGATGATGTCGTTTGTTCTGCTTGCGGCATCTGTTGGCCTTGGACTTTGGATGGGCCGCCGGTATGAGCGGGCCCTGTGGCAACAGAAGCTGGAGGCCGAGCGACAGGCGGCGCTCCGCAGGATGCAGATCCCGGAGGGCATGACAGCAGAGCAAGTCCGCGCAGAGCGTGAAGCGCTGAAGGCGGAGCAGGATGCCTACCGCGCCATGATGAACTACTCCGCAGAGGAGGCGTATCGGAACGCCTCGCTGCCGAGCACCCGAGGTGATATTTGATGCCTGAGAAGGCCAAGCACACGGAAGTGTGGGCCCGGTATGAAGAGGGCAAGAACTACAACTTGCGGCTGAGCCCCAGCCAGTATGCCCTGGTGGATGCCAACACAGAGTTTTTCGCTGGCAACCAGTGGGCGCACCTGCCTCAGAGCAGCGCAATGAGCCGGCTTCCGAAGCCGGTGTTCAACATCATCAAGCGAGTCACCAATGTACAGGTGGCCAGCCTGGTGTCCAGCGGCATCAGCGTAAACCTGGAGCCGCTGTCTTACTATGACGGCACCAGCGTAGAAGACCCGGATTCCACTGCCTGTGAGTTTGCGCAGGCCGAGGTTGACAACCTGCTGAACAAGTTCCGCATTGAGAAACGGGCACGAGACGCCCTGTTTGACGGTGCGATCTCCGGCGACTACTGCGCTCACTTCTATTTTGATCCCACGGCGAAGCCCTACGGCGGACGCCTGGACGACAGCGCCACCGGCGAGATCCGCATGGAGCTGGTGGACGGAATCAACGTGATGTTCGGCAACCCGAACGTGTGCGACGTGCAGAGCCAGCCCTACATCCTGCTGGTGGGCCGCGACACGGTGGACAACCTGAACGAAGAGCTCAGAGCCCACGGTGGCGGGAAGCTGCAGCATGTGCAGCCGGACAACGAGACGATGTATCAGACCGGCGTTGGCGGTCGCACCGAGATCAACACCTCGGACGGCCATGCCAAGGCGACCTACGTTCTGATGTATGAGAAGCGGACGAAGCGAGTCCCGGCCAGAGACGAGAACGGCGAGATCGCAATGGAGCCGGTGTTCGACAAGGACGGAG